ATGATCAGGATGAGATGAAAGAAAAAGATATCCTGGATTATCTTCGGGATACAAAAATTGAAGGGTGAGTGGGAGAGAATGAATGATAATAAAAACTGCAGCACATGCAGATATCATAGCGAAAACGGAGTATGCAGATGCACAAGAAGTGAAGAATTCAGTGACGTAACAACGGAAACACATTGCTGTGATTGCTATCAGGAAAGAATGGAATATGACTGGAGAATGTCAGTATTGGACAGGTTCATGAAAGGGGCGAGAAGATGAAGAATGAAAGCAGCAGAAAAAAATGTGAAACGGAAAGCACATTATGATCATCTGGAGCAAAGTGTGGATGTCGAGGCGGCAAAGCGGTTCCATGAGCCAACATATATGCAACGGACACCACACTACGTAAAACAGGTGTATGACCAGCTGGAGCTGGCAGCAGGACTGAGCGGATTCGAGCTTATCGGTCTGAAGGACAGAAGAACAGGTAAGGAATACTGCAAAACCGATAATGAAGTGCATGAAAAGACATAATAGCACGGAAATGCATGAGGGGAGCGAACAATGGAAATTATAACAAAATTGGAGCAATATTATGCAATGAAGCAAGAAGCGAAAGACCTCCGACAGAGGATTGAGGCGGGGGAGCGTTATCTTGCAGAGATGGAAAAAGAGGGGTGTCAGGTATCGGATACGGTAACAGGAACGCGGAAAGACGGGACAATCGGAGTAATCTGTGTTACCGGATTTCCGATTCCGGAATATGAAAAGATCAAAACAATGACGAAAAAAAGAATAGCAAGGCTGAAAATACTGGAAGGGGAACTGATCGAAGCGATGAATCAGGTGGATGATTTTATCAATCAAATTCCAAAAAGCGAATTACGGATGATCTTTCGTCTGTATTATATTGACGATTATACATGGTTTCGAGTCGCTCACGTTATGAACAACCGGTTTCCAAAACGGAAAAACAAGTATACGGCAGACAGTTGCCGGATGTTACACAACCGGT